GTTGGCTACGCCAAAATGAGTGCGAGTATCATCCCAAAAGATTTTACTTTGGCTGGTAGTTAGTTGGTTTGAAAAGTTTCCAAATACTACGCCAGTGTTGGCGATGTTAGACAACGTAAGGCTTGCAGCCGACAAAGCTCCAGCGTCAGTAAGGGTTGCGCTGCTGTTTTTGATTAGTTTGCCGGTGGTTCCGTCGAAACGTGCTAATGCGTTGTCCGTTGAGCTGCTCGGACCTGTTACATCGGCTGCGCTAGTCCAATCAAGTGTGCCGGTGAAGGGATTAAAAACGTATGGCATTAACTCCTCACTACGGACGTTAGGTTAGAGCCTGTGTATCCTAAAGTAAGGGTTGCCACTGTAACGCCGCTTAGTTTGTAAACAACAGAGGTAAGGTTTGTACCGGTGTAACCCATGACAATTTCATCATGAGGCTGATTAGCAATACCCTGTACCATTTCCTGATACACGTTACCATTGCGAGTAACGGTTGCTACAGGAATATCTGGGTTTACGCTTGCCGCCGAATTGGAGACTACAGTGCTCATTCTGTTATATCCTCAATATCGATACCAATAGGATTCCCAGTTTCGTCGGTAATAATCTTACCTCGTCGTTTCTTTGGCTTGCTGGCTTTTTCTTTCTCAATAACCATTGGCTTGTCAGTAGTTACCATGATGGCACCCGCTGGCTGTCGCTGAATACTTTCCATGCTAAGTCGCACACGCTCAATAGCCTGGTCAGACGCCAAACGACGTTCTTCCATGAGCTTTTCAGCTTCCGAAAGTTTAACACGCATTTGCTCAAGTTCCAGCTTTTGTATCTCAAGGATATGCTGCATTTGCCCGTGTTCTTGCTTAATCATTGCTTTGTCAGCTTCTGATTGAGCGCTGGTTTGCACCTTTAGCATATCTACTTCAACCGACGACTGCTTAATCTGCAACTCCTGCTGTTGCATAGTAAGCTGTTGCATCGCTAGGTATTCTTCCGACTGCTGTTTTTGAATGGATAATTGCGCCTCAAGTTGGTCGCGTTGTGCTTTGAGTTGCTGGTTTTGCATCTCAATTTGATTCTTTACCTGCCTATCTTGAGCCTCAATTTGAGCCGTTTGCAAACGAGCTTGAGCTTCGATTTGAGCAATTTGCAAGCGTCCTTGAACCTCTTGCATAGTTGGGTCTGGTGGTGGTGGTTGTTTCGCAGCTTCTTCTTTAGCTTTTGCAATTTCACCAATCTGTTGTAACGCTTTAGTGAAAATACCATCCAGTTCTTTGCCTCCCTTAAAGCGTTTAATCATGTTTTGGAACAAGCTAATGCTGAACTCGACAAGTGGTGGATATTGATCGACTAAACCCCGCATTTGGTCGAAAAACGCACCTGCTGTTTGAATCAGAGCGGTGCCTTCTGCTTGCTGCTGTTGCTGGTCGATTGCAACCATTGAATCCGAAGCAATTTGTATGCGGTAACAACGCTTTTTTGGGTCACGAAGAATATCGATAATTTCAGCCTCTACTTTCTCCAGTTCAGCTTCAGGATTGCCTGGCATTTGGGCTTCCATAGCCTCTGGCATTTCAGGCATCCCTTCTGGTTCTTCGACTGGCTCCCCACCGTAAGGTAACTCTGGAGCAGCTTGAGGCATTTGCGCTGGCATTGCCGTTGGTGGAGGGGGTAGCAGTGTCTCGCTGATTAGGCGGTCTGCGTCAGCAACATCAAGGATTGTTTCTTCGTCGAATTGCTCGCAAATGATAGTACCAAGGTTCATGATAGCGTCAGAGACGAACTTGGTGAACTGGTTTTGACGTACAATAAGTCCCATTGAAGACCATTGATTTTCCAGTCTATTGGCCGTAGCTGACTTGTATTGCTCCGAAGTACCTCGGAGTAGGTCTGATACTTTTAAGGTTTCATAAAGCTGTTGGAGCGCGTTCTGACGGTTCTGCTGAAGGATATTGAGGACGTTTGCAAACTGCTCAACGGGAGCGAACTCAATAGATCCTTGTAACCCTCCACGACCTCGGTTGCTGGGCCAGTTATCGACAGCCAAGCCTTTGAGGTCATCTTCAAACAACTGCTGCAAGGTAAGTCCCATAGCAGAGTCGTACACGAAGTTAGCTCGTACTGCCTGGGTCATAGCATGGATACGTGTAGTCAGACGCTCCACCTCAAGGATTTGGTCCTTTACGTGTGAGTAATCTGATACTGGAATAACTGAGTCTGGGTCGGTAGACTGGCGAATAACGCTGCATGGATAAAACCGCTCAAACTTGATAGGCGGTTCCGACTCCTCAATAATAATCTTAGGGTAGTTGGTTTGAAGCCAATAAACCTTGTTTGTAGCCTCGCACCAAATTTCCCAAACCTCAGCCTTACCCTCCAGCTTTTCGTCTTTACGCATTGCATCGCGTTTAGCGACTTCTGGGAAGCTGTCGTAGTTAAGTTTGTCAGCAATTTCAATACCGAAGCGCTCTTCTACCTGGTAGCGGTCAAGAAATGCGCGTCGTGCTTGCCATTCAATTTCCGATTCGTTACGTGCGTCAGAGCAGCGGTAGTCATTGTACTGAACAACTTCGATAACTGCTTTTTCGCTTACCTTTTGCTCAACCTCTACGGACGTGATGATGATGCCATTGTTAGCCTCTTCACCTTCGCCAATTTCACCGTCGAACGGCTGACCATCAGCGGTCATTAGTGCGCCAGATGGGTCACGAATTACTGCAATTTCTTGAAAAACCTTTTCAAACTTGGGGATATAACGCGACCAAAGTACGGCTTGGCCGGTGAGGAGGAACTGTAATGCTGCGTTGTACCCTACTTTGTCAAAATCAAAGTGAGTATCCATGGAAAACTGAGTATTTCGCTCAATAACAACACTACCGAGTTCAAATGGTATTCCACCGGCTCGCTTTCGCAGGTTTACCTCGGCTTTCGGTGTGGAACTGTAGAAAGCTGGTAGCAGAGTGTTAACGCAATACCACCAAACATTAAGTCTACGTTGGGCATCCTTGAGCGATTCTAACTGCTTTACAGCGTTGTAAACGCGGATTGACTCTTCGGCTGCACGAACAAACTTTTCGTGACGTTTTTCGGCTTCAAGAATCTGTGTTTTCCACCAGCGAGGTGAGTACTTTTTGACTGAACTAACTGGTGTTTGTATCTTCATATCGTTGTTCTAGCCTGTCTTGACCTGACTTTTGAGATATAGCTTTGAAGTTTTACTAACCCTTTACCTACTACATCCTGGGGTTGTTCCCACTTGGAATCAATCAAACGTGCTTTGCAAAGGTATCGTAAAGCGTCCACGGCATGGTCGTTACCAGTCGTATCCAAGTCCTCTGGTGAGCGTTTGTCGATTGACATGGATGGTAAAGTTTCCAACAAGTATGGGCAACTAGCAAAGATATACAGTAACGGTGGCTTACTTACGAGTCTTTGCCGTATTTGTGACCAACCTGAAATACGGTCATTGTCAGCCGCTCGGAAGGAAGGATGCTTATACTTGGCAAACACAGCAGTAAACTGGTCGTTTATGCTGGGGCCACCCTCGTGACTAAAAATGGATGGGTCAGCTACCGCTATTGGTACTTCTCCCACGGAAACTGAAGCGATTCGGTTAGCTTGCTCGACGTTGTCGACTCCTTTTCCCCACATTTCCCGATAGATAACGATAGCTCCTTTCGGATACGGTAGTTCGTTACCTCTGTCATCACGTCCAGAACTAACAGCGCCCCAGACGGCAGCAAAAGGAGAGCGATAACCCCAATCATACCCAAGGTAACGGGGCCAATGCTTTGGTACATTGAAAGGAGCAATAATATGTTTAGAGCTAAACTCTGGAAAATAACTGCCTTCATGGATTTCAAAATCTCCTTCAAGCCAAGCACGAACTAACTCAGGACTACCAACCATGTGCAGTCGGTTAATATACTCTGGGTCACGAGCCAGTAGTATCTGATTGTCAGTTACCCTACTCGGTATGTAAATGTAATCAAAACCTGATCCGTTAGGTAAATCCTTACGAAGTACCTTCATGCCCTTTGGCGCTGGTTTTATAAATAATTCCTTCAACCAGCTATGACCTACGCCACCAGGGTTAAACGTAAGGATAACCTGACCGCCTCCCTTGCCTCGTAGCGCTCCAAACAGCTTCCAGATACAGCTTGGGTCAGCATAGTTACCAGCTTCTTCTATAGCGCAATCTGAGTTCTTGTTGATAAGGCCGCAATCTGATATATAATGATTAGCTTCTTCAACCGTTAAATCAGTTACAAGGTGCTCACCAATATATGTCATTACCATCTTTCCAAAAACAACGTCCTCAGCCAGATGAAAAGCCTTGCCGCTATAAGGATGCACCCACCACTGTATCGGCGCAGGGGTATGTGTTTGAGTGGTGCCCGACTCATCCTCGGTCGATGTATGGTGTAATTCAACAGCATCGCCTTGTAATGGAAATGCACCTTGGCCGATTTCTACAACCTGGGGAGTGTGTGCATCACATAAATCACGAGAGAACA